TATAAAAATCCTGGGCCACCGTACCGAACGGGCGGTCCCTTCACATCTGTGAAAGTGAACCTACTTCCTTTAAGGATAACGGGTCTCGGAAACTATAAGTCTAACACCACCTTGAATTTCGGTGATGGTAGCTTTTTCCGTGAGTACCGGGGTGGGTTTACAAGCCCATCTTTTTCCGGTGTGGACTTTACTGATTCGCAATATGCGGACCAGAAGTTTCTCATCGGGGATGTTTCCGGTTTCGTCCCGTCATTAGCAGCATATTACGGCGCGGTCGATAAGAGACTTCGACCAAAACTCAATCATGCCAATCTGGGTCAATCCTTTGCGGAAATCCGCGAGATACCCAGCATGCTGCAGGGGACCGCCAAGGACTTCCGGGATTACTGGAAGTTCGTTGGAGGTTCCTCTAGCAGCAAGCGGATGTCCCCTAAGGGGGCATCTGATAGCTTTTTGAGTGCCAGCTTCGGCTGGGCTCCTTTTATCCGAGATATTCTCGATGTTTGCAACGTTGTTGTGAACTACGACACTTTCGTGCGAGATACAACTAATCGCAACGGCAAGTGGGATCATCGGAGCGCCGTCCTTGAAGAGACAGACGATATCACGGTCATCTCGAGCGGTACTGGTCAAAAGGTTCAACCAGTCTCCGTTTTCTTTGATGATATGATGGTACCGGGAGCGACGTGGACTAAACGTTTTCAGTATACCCAACACCTTATTCGTAGGGTTTGGGCCGCTGGCGACTATAAGTTCTATCGCCCGTCGTTTGACATGTCACGCTCAGACTATGATTCCGGTTGGAATCAAGTACGTCGTTTATCGACTATTCTGGGTACCGATGTGTCACCGGCTCTTCTCTGGAAGATAACTCCTTGGACATGGTTAGCTGACTGGTTCTTCAACATTGGTAACGTCATTGAGACGGCCACTGCTGCTGGACAAGACGGCGTTGTGTCCAAGAATGTGTTCCTCATGTACAGCTGGCACAAGGAGTTGGCCCTTTTACAGGAGTTCAACTTCAATAGCCGGCCGTGCTCTTTCGAGTTTAGACGTATTGTCGACTCGAAACAGAGAGGTCATGCACAAACTCCATATAGTTTCGGCCTGCAGCCCGGCAATTTGTCGAGCATGCAATGGTCGATCCTTGGTGCGCTTGGTATTTCTAAGTTCACTTAGGATCTATTGGCCGACTGAGTCAAGGTACGCTGGATTTGGGACCCAGCGTCACTGCGGTCGGTTTAACCCCTATTAAATCTGGAGGTCAACCACAATGTTCGCCGATCCAATCACTATCACTTTACCTACGGGTGGTGCTAAAGTCATGGCACGACAGTCTACCAACGGAACTTCCGCTGTGTATGCTACTAGTGATGGGCTTTTTACGCTCACCATTAGTCACCAGAACGTGAACAAGAATAATCAAGTTTACGTTCGAACTGTGTCGCGTCTTGACCAGAAGAAGGTCGTCGCTGATCCGCTAACTGCGGTCAACGACTACCAGACACTGACGACCTACACCATAGAGGAGAGACCAAGTTTTGGTTTCACCAATACGGAGGTCAAGGACCAGCTATCCGGGTATCAAACCTGGCTAGTACTAACCGCAACTCAGGATAAACTCCTGGGAAGGGAGTCTTAAATGCCTAAAGAAAAGACATCTAAGTCTGATCTTGAGACCCATCTCATTAACTTTCTCGCGATTGCTACCTCTAAAGGTGGTAGGCGCGAAATTGAGAAGGTCTTTGGCCGAAAGCGCACAACAGTTGTCCTCTCGACAGCGGAGCTTTTATCCGCTTTTCTTGAGGGCCTGCCAGCGTTAGACGCTAAGCATTTGGAACTGGATTAGTCTAACGACGATCCAATCCCCTGAAGTTGGAGTGACGTGATCTCGGTCTGTTATGGATCGGGAGGCGATCAACGTGGCTTGATACCTTTCCTCTATGAGGTGGTATGAAAAGCAACGTAAGTGACTGCCTAGATTTAGTGGAGCGCATCTATATAGATGCTACTTCACTTTGCTCCGCTGATGTCTCTGATTTACGTGATCTAAAAACAATACGATCACGTGTCAAAGATGAGGGATTGTCGTTTTTGACCATCACTCTTCCAACCTTTTGTAGTGACCTTGAACAGGCACTTGCACGAGGTTTTATTGACTCAAAGCACTTCCTTCGTTTTCGGAAGTGCCGAGCGATTCCGCATTTTATGCGCGGGATGCTCAGTCTTATCTTTGACAGCGAGACTGGAAGGATCTATGATGAAAATTCTCGTAATGCAAGCGTTATTCCCTCTGTTGTTAGGTGTATTAGGCAGATTTGCCTTACCTTCAAGAAAGTGGAACTTAACTGCACTCCCTCGCGGGAGAAAGCAGCGCTTGAGAACTTTATCAATGTTGAACACACCTTTGATGTGTTTGAGGTGCCGAGCGAAGAACGCCGTTATTTTGACGACGTTAATCGTGTGCTATGGAGTGATATGCTACGTGATTTACACGTTAGCAAACTTACTCCTAGGCACGGTCCCGGCGCTACCGCCGATCGTATCTCCGGTAATCGGAAGTACGTGTGGCGGAGTTGGTATGAGCGACTTGAGCCTTACTTTCCGATTATTGGCTTCGGATATATAGTTTCCGAGGACAGTGAACGGATGCTCAAGGATGTTACGTTTGTACCGATTGGTCATGAGCTTCCCGTAAGGGTTACTCTTGTGCCTAAGACTCTCAAAGGTCCCAGGATCATAGCTATAGAGCCCTGCTGCATGCAGTACACGCAGCAAGGGATTCGGGACGCTCTTTATGAGCGCATCGAATCATACCGGTTCACATCTGGGTCGGTTAATTTTTCCGACCAATCAGTGAATCAGAGCCTGGCTATGAGTGCTTCGATTGACGGTCAATTAGCAACGATTGATCTTTCCGATGCCAGTGACCGGGTTCCCCGGGATCTTGCGTTGGGGATGTTCGATAGCAACCCTGATTTAAGGGATGCTATTGAGGCATGTCGATCCACACACGCTTTGCTTCCAGATGGC